GTCTAGGGAAAACGCCTCTAGGGATTTTACCCGCCCCTTCCCCGCAGATGCCCCCTGCTACCTGTCTGACATCACATCCCATGTGTTATCCCTTCGCGCGTGCGCGTGCGTTGGGCCGGTTCACAAACTCACCCCTGCGCGCTTATAGATACAGGTTCGTCACAATAAAGGGCAAGCACGTGGAGCGATTTCCTCTGTGCTTCATCTAGTGTCCACCCTGTCTGTCTTGCTAGGTCACACAATGCTTTGACTGGGTTCATGGCATATCGGCAACCTTCTCTACTCGGGTGGCACGGCTTCCAGCATACGTTGTTGATAGGGCTTCTGGTTACTACCTTCACCACAGCCACAGGCGCTACCAACGCGGCGGCTCCAATACCGATAGCTCTTGTGAACTGGCGTCTATTCATGCCTCATTACCTCTGCTTCTTTATGTAGAGCCACAATAACCCCGCACTTAACCACACCGCGCCGGTTATGATACAGCAACTCTCCGCCCTTGCCCGTGGTCACATAGCAGATCGTCACTTCCGCGTACTCGTTCAGCGATATAGCCCCTTGTGCATCCGGGTTGTTGAACAATGCCAGCGGGCTTGGCTTGGCTGCTACTACCGCAAGGGGCACAGCGCAAGCAACCGCGCCAACACCCGCCGCCTTCATAAAGCCTCGTCTGTTCATTCCGGCACCCTCCGTGGCACGCCCACTGGCCGCACAATCTCAGCCCTGCATTCCGTCCACGTATTGCCCTCTTCATCCTCCAGCAGATATATGGACTGTCTCAACTCAACCGATTCCATCACCGGCGGCGCACAGCCTGTCAACAGCACTGCTATCAGGGCTGCTACAACCATCCGGTGTATCCGCCCCTCTGCCCACGCATGGCGCGCCCTGTCCCTTGCCTTTGTGACAAACGGGGTGCGGCACACCGCCCTTGTCGCCCGTGCGTCTCTAGCCTTCTGTTTGGCTTGTTCTTTGACCTTGTCGTTCATGGCTGCGCTCCGTCTGTGGCCCCCGTTCTAACACCGGCGTGACAATCTCTTTCCCGTCTGGCGTATGGCCTATGACCTCTTCGCCAAATGGAGGGGCTGTAATTCCTTTATATCGTGCTTTCTGCCGTTCATACTGGTCATTCATCGGCCTTGACCTCCTGTGTCTTCAGACAGGCCGCACACCACAGCCCGCCCTTGTCGTTCATCTTAATATGCTCTCGGCTGCCACACTTCTTGCATTGGTATGCCTCGCTCTTTATCAGCAAGCTTGTTATGGCAATGTAGGTGACGGCGTGGTGTTTCTCAATCAACGCCTTTGTCTCTGCATGGCGAGCTTGGTTCTGCCGCTCCACGCGCCCACTGACACAGCCACACGCCACCACTGCTAACCACGCTATGAGAATCATCTTGACTATCCGTTCGTTCATTGCCCTTTCTCCTGTCCCTTTATCCGGCTGTGACATGACTTACACAGCGATTGCAAGTTATCCGTTGCGTTGCTACCGCCGTCTCCCAGTGGAATGACGTGGTGGACCTCTGTAGCCCCTTCGGTGATGTTGTCTTCTCCGCATGTCTCACAGAGCGGATACCGCGCCAAGTGCATCAACCGCAGCTTCTGCCACGTCCCGCCATATCCCCGCTGCGCGGCATTCGGCCTGTTCTCGGGCTGCGGCTTGCGCGGATGGTCTGCACAGCGGCCCGTTATGCCGATAGCGCGGCCTGGGCACCTTGCGAAACTGCATGGCGATCTAGGTCTGTTGGGCATACATGGTCTCCGTTTTCAATCTACCACATTTCGCGCTACGGCGCAAGCAGAATGTTATGCCCGTTGGCTATGAGAATACCTCTCGCACGCAACCTTGCGCATGTCTCTGGCCTACACTCGCAGTTGAACCACTGGCACCATTCAACTGTGTGCTCGTATATTTTTGCGCTTTCTGAACCCACGTCCTTTTCGTCGTACTTGCCTTCATGTAAGGACACCATCATGCTGTTGCCTTGTGTGGGCTCACATTCTCTGCGTTGTCTGGCGTAGCTTATAGTCTTTTGCACTTATCCATCCTTTCAAACGCGGGGAACCGGGCCACGAATCAAACCCGGCCCCGCTATCCGGCTACGTTTCGCGGTCTTCCGCTGGGGCTACTTCCGCGCCGGAGTTCTTTTTCTTCTTATACCCGTCTACGAACTTCGTAGCGTTCCGCACGGCTCCATGAAAGCACTGCGGGCAACAATCAGGGATGACTTCGTTGACCGCCTTGTGTATCATTCCATCTTCGTCACGGTATGAGACGGCTATCGTCACATCCCTGATTTCGGTGCCCGCGTCGATTTCTCTTGAATCTCTGTCGCATACAGTCTTTCTACTCATCGTCTTGGTCTCCCTTGGTTGCCTTCTCTGCCTGTTCTACAGCCTCGTCCAACATACGCTTAGCCTCTTTCGCAGACACGTCCTTTTCCAGCATGATCGCCATGATGATATATCCCTCAAACGTCAATGGCACCGGGTTCGTCTCCCTTGGTTTCGGTTTCGTCGAGCTTGCGCGTGGTGTACATGCCATTAGTTTCTACAAACAGGCGATACCAATGTCCGCAATTTCTTGATTCTCCGATACAATACATATTCTTGTATTGCTCTTTCTCTTTTCGCGCGTGGTGGCCTTTCCTTCGTCGTGTGTAGATGCCCTTGACATCGCCACAATACGGGCAAACGGGCCACTCCGTGTTGGTTGTGTTTTGTTCAGCCATCGGCCTGGCTCCCTTCGTCCTGTCCCTCTACATAGCGACCCTTGCCCTTACACCACGGGCATATCATCCTTTCATCTTTTGGCCCATCGCGAAAGATTTGCAGTTTGTCCTGCGCCGGGTCTCTGCAACTATCTATCATTGCGCACATGCACTGGCCTATTTCAGAGTCAATGCCGTCGAGTGCGAGTTTACAGTTAAACATCATTAACGCAGTTATCCCTAATTTCCTCTGCATGGCCGTCTGGCGGTCCTTGGCCTCAACTAGCTTCTGCGTCTGTTCGCGGGTGGCAGCCACTAGAGATAAGTGTGTTGTGGTATGGCACACGGGGCACTCACCCGCACTGTCGCCTGCCCCCAAATCCAATACTTCCGCACAGCCATGACATTCTATTTTCATCATTCATCTCCCTTCATTCGCGTCACGTATAGCCGCGAGATTCTAAGCATCGCGGGCCAACAACGTTCCATCCGGCACATCTATTTCCAATGCAACCGAATAGCTGCATTTCGTGGAATTCAGAATTCGTATCGGCCAATCGGGCAGCGGGATGTCTTCGTCGATAAGACCAACCGCAAAACACCAACACCCGTCATATATCGCATGGATTCGCAATGCGTTTCCCAACAAAAAGGTCGCGTGTGCTTGTCCCGTCTCGGCGCATACATTGAATTCTTCTGTCCCGTGAACGCCCTCGCATTCTATGAGATCATCCGACGCGCCGTACATTTTAAGCGTTTGCATCGTCCTTTCCTTTCATGGTCTCAATATCACACCACTCAATCTTGCTTCTGTTCATCTGCGCCCCCTTGCGACTCGGCCGGCAGCGGGTACTTGTTTTCTATTGTGTCCACACTGCGCTTATCTAGTATCTGCCCATGATCGCATTGGTTGATCACGCTACAAAACAGCTCCCACCGCGCCTTGTACGCATCCCGTTCATCAATAATATCTTGCGCGCTGAACGGGTGCCATGCTTCCATGTCTTCGCGTAAGGCGCGGGCCTCGTCCTTTGCCTCTTGCCACTCTTTCTTGAAAGCCTTGGCCGTCAGCGCGTTTGTGGCCGCCTCTGCCTGCGCTTCGTCCCGTTCAGCTCTCAGCGCAACTTGAACCTTCAGCGAACTGGCCGCGACCTGTGTTGACAGTTTGTGCTCCTTTTTCAGCTTGGTCGCGCAGGTTGGACAGAGGCAGTTCTTGCCACAAATTCCGGCGACAACAACTTCTGTCATTAATTGCATAAGGTCCCCTTTGTCATACCATGTGCGTTCTCCCCAACCATCGCCGCTTGTCAACAACCTTTTTTCACACCCGCCCAAAGGTCCATGCGTCTCTTTCTGCCCGTCCATCATACTGCCTCCCTATCCGCTGTTGTATCCCACACACATCTTGCAAAAACACGGTCCATCATAGCCTTCAGGGTGTTCATCAAGTTGCTCCGTCAGTTTTAATAGCTCTCTATTGTCGGCTTTGACACGGGTCTTATCCCTCTTCAAGCATTTGTTGCGGGCTTGGAGCTTTTTGTTCTCAGCCTTGAGTTCCGCTACCTCTTTGACTATGCTTTGACATGCTGATACGAGGATATTCATTTCGCCTCCACGCGTTCGAAGTCTACAGCACTAACGTTTCTGTTTGTTCTGCTCGGCGGACCATAAGTTCCATAATGCCCACCATATTGCCCATTATCGAGAACATTCTGCGAACGACCTTTTTTACTGCCTCCTTGTCGCGTTCTGCTATGCTTGGAGTCCATTCAATGAACTTGATATACTCGGCTTGTATCAGCTTGGGGTGCATACAATCCATCTTGTAGAGAGTGCCGTCTTTTGCACGCCTCCGAAACGTTTGTGATATGGTTTCCATCTTGTCCATGTTAAGCTCCTTTTATATCCCCAACGTCCAATTAACCACAAGCTGAATGTCCACGGCATTGACCAGCCCGTCGCCGTTCATATCCCCTCGTTTGGGCGGCACTATGACGCCCGGCCGCACATCTGACGGTGGCACTCGATCAACATACACATAGGTGAACGAGGGTAGTTTCGCTGACAGGTTGCCCGCGCCGTCTTCTATCACCAGCGCAAGATCATATCCGCCGTCCGGCAAATCGCGTACTTGCCATTCGACGTACTGACCTGGCCCCGCATCGAGTTCACCCGCCACAGTCCATTCACCCGCAGAGTCGCCTCGGGCGCGCCACAAGAATATCGCCGTTACCACGTCCGGCTCATCTGGCATTGTGCCCGTGATGGTGAAGGTGTCTTTCGTCTCAAGCACTTGTTCGTCCTGTCCATACGCCTGGTGTATACACGCCGTCGCTATGCCGAACAGACAGGCTACTATCAACGCCGCGATGATTAGTTTGGTTTGGGTCTTCATGGTTTGGCCTCCTGTTGCCATTCTCTGTTCGCTGCGTCGCAACAATCTGGCGCAACGTCGTTATCATCATCCCATGGCCACCCACAAAACGAACACACCGCTTCCGTCTCATAGAGCTCACGAACATTCTCGACACCGTCTACATGCCGCTCAACATCCCGCTTAAGGGCATCGAGAGCGTTCGTCCACGCGATGTGTTTTTCACCCCCATTCTTGTCTTGCATGGACAGCGGAGCATTTGGCTCAATTTCAAGTCTGTAGTCGCTATGAATATATGTCTTCATCCCGCACCGCCTTCGCGCATCATGTCAATACACGCGATATGCACGTCTGACAGCTTCCGGTCGTTCAGCGCGAGGATTGCGTCTCGCTCTGTGATTGCGGTTTCGAGGTCGTGGATGTGGTGCCGGTACGCATTTTCGTGCTTACAGACGCTTTTCAAATCGATGCAACGGAAGCCCTTGTGGAGATGGGGTTCGATTGAAAGACTTGCGATGCTGAACACGCCCCTTATCAGGCCCACCACGATCCATCGCGTGCCCTTGCGGCAGGGGCATATAACAAGACCCCCGCCTCCACGCAATACACTCGCCGCATATTCGTAAGATATGCCACCGTCTGTTTCACTAGGTGGAGTTATGTTCCACGTGGCACAGCCGCCTTTCTTATAGAAATATCGCGGCCCCGTCCTTGTCCTCACATCCACCACCATAAACGTCGGCTCAGGTTCGGGCGGGGGGTTCTCATAAAGCACGTTGCCATGCTCCGTGAGGGTTATCTGTCCGTTTTCTCTGACCGCAAGAGCTACTTCGCGGCCATAACAATGCACCACATGTACTACACATTCGTCTACCTTCATCGCTCGTCTCCCTCTGTCACTTTGCCATACCACGCTATGCCTAATGCGTCTACAATGCCCTCATGGGGCTTTCTACACCGTGGCGTTGCCAACAGGTCAACGCCCGGGAACCTGGCTTGTACGGCCAACAGCGTGCGTGTCTTGGAATCACCCGCTGGTATGCCTGCACATGAAACTTTCTGCCATGTCCGCGGATGGACGGTTCTATACGGCACAGCCAAGCCGGCCAGAATGCCGACCCAAAGCCCGAAGCCGTATCCCGTCTTAAACGTGCTCGACACGCCTTGCCCCGGCCATGCCTGTTGTCTCTCGACGAAGAACACGGCGTCCTCGAAACTTGCTATCAGGCGCGTCATAGCGGCTTCGTCGTAAAGCCGCCTCGATCCCTTGCCCTTGAGTGTCGGCGTCACATGGCACTCGATAATCTCATGGCGTATCCCAACTACCGCGCCGGTCAAGCCTGGGTCTATGCCCACATAGGCTGTCTTATCCATCGCCCGGCCTCCCGTTGCATAGGTCTCTAGGGCACGCACACCCCCTACACGGATCATCACCCCGGTTCACTAGGCCCATCACGATAATGCCGCCCAATAGACATCCTCGTGGAACATAGCCCTGACCTTTTGCCATATTGAGTGCCATGTCGCTTTGCGCCTCGCTAACGTCATTAAAGTAGTGTGGTTTAATCATCGTCCGCGCTCCCTTTCAGTTGTCGTCGATAAGCTCCATCAACCGCCGCGCCTTATCGACGGTGAACGGTTCGCCGTGCGTGTCTTTCAACTCCGGCCACTCCGGCTTTTTGACAATCGGCTGCCCCCTGCCTCCACATTTTGCGCATTTCCTTTGTGCGACATACCCCTTCAGCGGGGCAAACAGCGCGACCTCGTCCCGTTCAATAGATGTCCAGTTGTCTATCGGTCCTATGTGGCGTACACATTCACACTTTTCAACCAACTGCCCGACACCCAGCGGCTGCTGTGTGCTGTCGGGTACGGCCACATAGGCGCTACCGTCAGGGTCTACTGGTATCTGTGCAGCGAGCAACCGTTCGGCCATACCCGAGCAACCAGCCAAATATGAATACACGGTGAACGCAAACTTCTGCATCGGGTCGCTATGGTCGTCGATGACAATACCGTGCTTCTGCATTATAACGAGTATCGCTTTTTGGCTTTCGACTACGTGTTCGGCCAGCTCTACCAACTCCGCGATCCTGTCGTTCTTTCCCCCACCACAAGTGGGGCATATGACGTTGTGCCCACAGATAAGCGCACATGTCGTTTTAGCCCACTCTAGCTCATCAGCAGGGCGTTCCGTCCATTCGCCCGTTCTGCTTGTGTACACCTCTTCACACCCCTTGAGTGGACCGTGCTTCTCGCGGTTAGTCATTGCTACCACCTTCCAGATGCGCTCTGTAGGCTGCGAGCATGTGATCTGTTTCTTGCCACTTGCTCATATGTTCATTGTCCCATTCCCACGCCGCCCGCAACTCAGCAATCTCGGCTTTGAGCGCGGCGATACGATCCTCGGCTTTTCGTAGGTCAAACGCGATGCTCGAAGCACTGAGCGCGCCGTGCCTTCTCGTAGCATGGTTTTCCGGCATGTTTGCTATCATCTCATCTGCCTCCCTTCGATTCGTCACCCGGCGCGCTGGGCGGCAACGGGTAAGCATCTATCAATGCGTCGTGTGCCGTTGAACGCCTCGGCATGTGTTGATCAAACAAGCTTTCTTTCTTTCGAAGATCATCTACCAACATAAACACGTACTGTGGGATTTTTCCACAACGGGGCGCGAGACATAACCTGCGCAGCCTATCTTTCGTTTGCATTTCTACAGCATATTTCAACACCCCCAACTCAGCGCGCGCTTGCTCGAGCTGGCGGCGGAGGTCGGCGATGGTCTCAAAGGATACATCTGGTGATTCCCAGTTATCTCGAATGCCGTTGCCACACGTTTTACATCGCAACAATCCCGTTGGGGTTTCGTTATTGCAGACGGGACACGTCCAGTATGTCCATGTCTTTCCACCACTCATCTCACGCCCCCTCCATCGTCTCGCCCGTTGCTTTCAACCTGTCCGCACAGCCTCCAAGCGGTGTTTGTATGAACACTCAGGGCATAACGTCCTGTTGCGCTTAAGAATGACAATGCCGCACTCGCACTTAATCATCACGCTCCCTCCGGTTCCAACGCCGCTGCGAGTAATTCAAAGCAAGCAGGGTCATACATGTCAAACAAGCCGTCTGCGAATCCGTACATGACGTCCCATTCACCCCGGCAAAACATTCCTACGATAAACAGCTTGCCACCCTGGCCTTTCTTGTAGCCAGCCTCAAGATGCGCGCTGCTGCCACAAGGCAAAAGCATAACGACAGCGTCTGCCCAATCTAACCACTTCAAATCCTCTTCAAAACAAAGCTGGCCGCGCTTACTCGCAACCATTTCAACCGCCGTCATCTTTCGCTCTGATTGACCGGCTGTTGCGGCATCATATACCTGACGCCCTGTCCGTGGGTCGCAGAAGGCGTCTACTTCATGGCCACGATCGCGCAACGCTGCAGCCCACTGGTTCACGATATCTACATTCTTCCACGATGATGCTATATAGAGTTTCATATCTTACCCCTCCGCGCCCTCGGTCGGGCTTCCATCCGCGTTGCGCATGGCTATATCTCTGTCAGACATTTCAATCAGTTGTATCTCAAAAAGAGTGGCGGTCCCATCCTTGATCCGCTGTCTCATGGCGTCCATGCTCTTCTTGCTTTCTTTCCCGTCCGCCTTTATACGATCTGCTTCTTGCTGTTCAGATATCACCCTGCGCTCGGCTTTCTCTTTCGCACTCTGTTCGCTTTCTCGGGTTTCTTTTTCTGCGATGGGGTCAGGGTCGACCACTATGAAGTCTTGCCAGTTGTAGAACCATGTCGCCCCCTTCTTGATATACTGCAGTTCAACCCCTGCGACCTCGGCTTTGTAGTTCGTGAGCGCAGTACGGATATCAGTCTCGTCTTGTTCGGTCTCAACGCTGACATTGAAATGGCCTCTCGCTGCGATCTTCCCGTCCTTGCGAGGGTAGTCTTTCCATAATTCATCGAAGAGAGAAGATCGTCTGTCCCTGTCTTCTTTTGTTTTGTCTTGTAGTGTAGTGTCTTGTAATGTAGTAGTACCATCTGGATTCCCTACGGCGTCCTCTTGGCGACCATCTGGCGACCACGTGGCGTCCACGTGGTTACCATGTGCTATCCACTGTAGCCTATCAGAAGTCAGAAACTCAAGGGACGTAACTATTTGTGGCATTTTTATACCTGTCAATCTATCAAGATCATCAAGGCCAAGAGGCCTTCCTTTGCCGTCTTTCAGGTCGCCATTACGCTCTGGCTTCCCGCTTCCACAGACCTCGAGCAATGCGATGAAGCACCCGAACGCGGCGAGCCCGTTTTTCTGAGCCACAAGCCACCGGTAGTTTGGACCATCGAGTTTGTTCACGACTGCAATCCATTGGAGTTTTTGGAGTTGGCCTCTACCACTACGCACATATTCATACAATTCTTCCCAATCAACTATGGTATACATGAGGCAGGTCTTTCATAAAAGAGACCCGTCCCGGCAGGGGATAAAGCGAACCTTGGAAAGGCGTGCAACTGCCGGTCGGGTCAGTGACTGTCATAGTCTGAACTCCAAAGTCCACTTCATCCTGCTTCTATCTTAACATATTTGGGCGCTAAGGTCAACCCCTTCAACAACCCAAGTCCATCACGCCTTGGCGCAGGCGGTGGACGGCTATCTCGCAATACCTTTCTTCGATCTCAATGCCTATTGCTTTGCGCCCTAAGTTCTTGGCCGCGAGTAATGTTGTGCCGCTTCCCATGAACGGATCGATAACGGTTCCTTCATCAGCACACCCTCGTTTTACTAACCACTCAGCCCACTGTATAGGCTTTGGGCATGGGTGCCCATTGTCATCAAATCCGCATTTGCTTTGAAAATAATCGTGCATTTGTATAGGGGGTTTACCCCAAGTAAGCAGCGGCTCCCAATCATTGAATCCAATTTGGGCACAATGCCCAGGAGACCCCTTATACCAACAAATAATCCAGTCGGGGGTGTGGTGTACATACCACCATGCCAGTCTGGCAATTTTGCAGCAAGGCATTACTACAAACGCGCCCACATTTCGCATTTGCGGAACAACACGATCCATAAGCACGAACCACGACTCAGGGGAATCATCATATCCCCCGTAATTAAAGCCTATCCCATACGGCGGATCGGTCAACACAAGATCAACCTTCGGCAGCCCCGGCAATATGTCCCGGCAATCCCCGTGATAGATTGTAGCCTGTTCGTCCTGATAAAAGGGTTTCATTCGCCTACGTTGTCCTGTTCAGTGAGCTCTACTTGATGCGGCTCGCCCTGTGGATCCGTCTCGGGTTCAAGCTCCACGACCTCGGCGTACTCCGCGGCCTCACCCTCGTTCAACCCGAGTTCGTCTCTCAGAGCAGCCTCCGCGTTCTGACGGGGCGGCGTTATGTCCTTGATGACGACGCCTACTTCCGCCGCTTCTGCTATAGCTATCGCATCGGCCGCCGCTCCGCTCAGATCAAGATACTTAATGTGTCGGCGGGTAACGGTCTTGCGGCACATTTCCAACAGGTCGGTTTTCCACGGGCCCTTGCGGCTTGACGGAGCGCGGTTTCGTATCAAGAACACTTCATGGCAATCCATCCATGTGAATTGTTGGATGCCGTCTTTGGTCGTGGACACACAATAACTGCCCTTGTATTCACCCCTGTCGGTATTCGATAGCTGTGGCTTGTGTGTGAATTGTGGCGTCTTGCTATAGTCAATGGCGAATTGATCGTTCTCGAATACATTGCGCGCCTCAATGGCAGCAATATTCCCAGACCGGATCGCCAACGTGACATAGCCCTTGTAGCCTATGATTGGGACACACTCTTTCCCGTATGGCACGGGGTATAGATGCCCGAGCGACCCCCCCACGGTCAACCCCAACTCAGCCGCCGTCATAGCCGTTGATATGATAGACAGCTTCGTGCATTCATACAGGTCTGGGTTGTGGCTGGCGGCTATCGCAAATATGCGGGCCAACCGTTTAGGGTCGACTGCCTTGTCCGCAACCTCTCTGATTCTATCCGCGCTCTCGATTATCATGTCGCGGAACTTTGCGCCCTTGCTTTGTTTTGCCGGTACGTTGCTTCCCATTATGTGTGTCTCCCTATTTGTCAACCTTCACTAAGAACCGTCTCGACCCTTCGCGGACTTCCGTATGCTCCGCTATCTGTTCTGGCGTTGCCTTAGCGTCCGTAGCTACCTTGCGCCAGTCAGTCTTTTTGCCGTCCTTGCTTCGTTTCCATGTGACGATGCCTGTGTCGAACTCGATACCAGCCGACCCGCCTATGTCGAATTTGAGTTTGTTCTTTAGTTCCTCTTCTTTATCCTCAAACTCTTTCCGTTTTTGTGTTGCGAGCTGTAGCCCCCTAAATAAGCAACCTTGTTCGATGGACCCCTTTAACATGTTGTCGCTCGATGTCGGGTACTTAGCTTTCAGGTATTTGGCGACGGAGGGAGACGCGTCAATGTCAGGGGCCACGTTAGCCAGCACGTTGTTCTCCCAAAAGTCTTGGGCTTTCTGGATGAGCTTGGCTTCGACTTCCAGATCGCGGTTGATCGTATACTCTCGATAATCATGGCCGCCTATCAGGACCGACACATGCCAGACGTCCCAATCCATGACCGCCATGTACCAAAGACATTGCAGATAATAATGGCGCGGGAGGTCCAGGCTGCCCGGTTCCCCCCATTGGCCCCGGTTGAACGATGCCGTCTTGACTTCGAGCCCGTGCGCTTCGTCACAAAACAGGGCGTCCGGCGTACCAGTAATCATGGGGACGGCGGCGTTCGTTCGTGTCTTGCCGTCCATCGTCATGGGTCCAAGTTCGGGGTGGTTCTCTGTGAACTCTGTAGCGACCGCAAGCTCCAACCGTTTGCCCCATCGCATCGCGTCCGTCTCGACTACGCCAACCCCTTCGCCCGTCTTATCAAGCCAGACGTCGAAAGGCCCGCGCCACGGGTTCATCCCAAGTATTGCGCTAATATCTGTGCCGGTTATACCGCGTCGCCTTCGTTCAAGGTCAAGTGTGGTTTCCATGTCGTCTCCCTTAAGAGCCGCGTCGGACGAAGCCAGGGGGATATGCGGGAGGAGGACAGCCCCGCCCGGCGCACTCCCGATTAAACTGGTATCCCTACCATTTCCCCACAATCAGGGCACCCGCGTTCATTGACATCAAATCCATGATAACGGGCGCTACACTCAGGACATTCATAGAGAATGAAGTCGTCGCCGAGAAGCGCACGGGCTGTCCATCTATGCTCTTTCCTTTCCCCAATCGCCACAAGGTATTTGTTGAGCTTGTAGGCGATCTGTTCACAGTCGGAAGTGTTCAACAACAACACGGCTTTATGCTGAGGTTCCTCTGACGTGCGAGCGTAAATCCACGCATGAGGTTCTTTCCCATCTGTGTTGTCCATTGAATAGTGAGCAGAGATCATTGCCCCCAACCCAGCACCCGGAGAATCGCTTCTGAAAGTTTGTTCAATCGTCACACTCATTGTCCCGCCTCCCTTTATATGACAACGCTTGCGTCATGTTTTGGTGCCAGCCCTCTGTAGCTCTCGCCAGCCTTTTTGCCACATTCAGGACATTTCATATCGGGGATTACGTTCTGATGAAAGTTGGCGTCATCATATCCGCTTCCCCTGTGTTCATGGTTGCAGTGTTCACAGACGTATATGGCCCAAAAGTCACGTCTGTTCTGTGATTCTATGCTCTTAATTTTCATGCTGTGTCTCCCTTTCAAGTTTCGCGGCGCAAGATAGACACCGCCAGTTTCCGTCACCGTCCTGTTCACCGTCTGACTCAGTCAAGATCACATCGGGGCAATCGTAGCACCTTATAATCTCATCGTCGGCGTCGAGCAGGGCTGCCTCTACGTCGCCGTGGTAGTTGTTCATGTAGTCTGCTCCGAAGCGGCTCATGTCGTCCTGCTTAATCAACGCGCGTGCCACTCCGCATGCCAGCAACACAATGGCCACGATCCCAGCCAACAGAATCACCATGCACCCCGACTCTACCCTTGGACCGCTTCTGCCGTGTCTCATTGTCTTGGTCTCCCTTTCCTCTGTAGCCTACTTCCGAAACAGTCTGCCCAACCCTCTACCCGTCACCTTACCAGCCGCCCTGCGTCCAATACGGCGTGCCACGCGGCCTTTCTTGATGGCATTCCAGTCTCCCATTATGCGGGCGATCTTGTATAGCATTGAGCGGAGGTTCATTCTAATGGCACCCCCGGCTCACCACGCCATTCTACCCAATGATGAATATCGGGGTATTCTCTGTTGCCCTTATCGCACCATGCCTGTGCAGAAACAGGTCCTATCCACTGTCCATGCCCCGTCGTTGTTGTGACTTTGCTAGCCCAACACACCCGATGGTTTCCATCTCCCTGTACGGTCGTCATCCTGCGGCCTCCTCGATCTCGTTGACGATAACTGACAGCTTTTCTATCGCGGCGTTGATCTCTGCAAGACACTCGTATACGGACTTTTTATCAGATACCACAGCCTCGTCGCGGGTGGTTATTGCTTCGCGGGCGGCTAGGTATAGGTGGTCGCTGTGAGATATGACAGCTTCGTTTGCCTCGACACAAGCGTTGTCACAGATATCCGCAACCTGTGTCCCGTCTTTAGAAAGTATGATGTAAGCCTCTGGACAACACCACGGTCCTTCGCTAAGATCAATCGGTTTTTCTTTCATGGCTTGGAGTCCTTTGCTTGCGGCCATAACATTACTGCGTCGGCCAGTGCGGTGCCCGCTGGCAAACGATTTGTCTCGAAGAATCGAGACCCATCCCACACTGCCTTGTGTTCGCTTTGAACATATGCACACTTTCTAATCGCGTATGTTGTATGAAACATAGAAAAATGAATCCCCTGAAACTCGTGTGCCTCAGCCCATGTTTTGAAAATAGTAAGCGGCCCCATGCCCCTTTGGGGTTGCACTGCCTCACTCTCTACATATCTGACAGACCGGCCACGGCAAAGGTTTGTACATGACCAGAGATTGCCTTCTCTGTAGCCCCTATAAACCACCTTCCATCCCGGCAGCCAGTGTTGTTTAGGTTCGCTCATGTCCCGTCCTCCCGTATCTCTCGCAGCAACTCGGGGATGTTGGTTGGGGGTAGGGGATCAAGCTCTTCGGTCCAATACCTGTAGAAGGACGCCATGTCCCGCATTATTAACGAGGCAATGCGTGATACTTCTTTTGTGTTCCACGGCCCACGATGGACCTCGCCGGTCTCACGATCCTCACAACAAAGGCGGTACTTCATGGCTTGTCCCTCTCCAGCTTCTCGAGCATCGCACGCCGGATGAACTCACTTATGCTCATGGCAGGGTCTTCCGGATGCTTTTTTGCCCGCACTTTCAGCCATTTAATCATGCGGTTGTGGATGTAATCATATTGCCAGAAATTGGCTGATTTGCCATCCGCCCGAACGGTCCGCTCTTTTTCTTGTGTCGTCATGGTTTACATCTCCTATCTATGTATAGTATACATGATGTGGCGTGGCGTGTCAACAAGAATCTTTCTCAATGTTTATAAGGGTTTCAGTGGAGTCGAAGTCTTTTTGTCGGCGGAATGGGGGCTGACGTGGGTCTGTTTTGCCGCGAGATGGGAGGCGGCGTTGCCGGGTTCTGCCAGGGAGACATAGCACCGGCAACGCCTTGTAGTCGACGACGAGAGAATACGGGCAGTCAGAGAGGTATGTCGCGTCGTCGATAGTGCCGTCGTACCGGTTCAGCGGACGCGGCACAGCATCAGCTTAGTTCCCTTTTTTGTTATAGCGGCGACGCCACCAGTTTTTCCAACAGTTGACGAATCCCGATACTATCCCGCCGCCAACAGCAGCGGCCCCGGTTATGCCGACATAAAGAGCTTGCTTTAGCGCGTCGTTGTCCACATATTCCGCCATGTCCGGGTTCTTGGCGATGATAGCGTTAGCGGCTACGGCTGCCCCGATACCGGCCAGTGCGCCAATCGCCGTTCCTTGTCCGGCCTTCGCTGCCACCTTGGCTTTCCTGAATGGCCCCGTGTCGCCTATTGGCAATGATGTTGTTTCAAATCCATGATCGTCACTTGGCATATCCTTATCCTCTCATGTTCTCCACACGTCACCCTGTTCAAACACAAACTCACGGCGCGATATCTTTTGCCTGAGCCGCGCCATATCTATCATCGGGCATTCAGGCTTGCCCGGATCAACTTCGTAATGGCCCCGCACCTTACCGGCGGACACCCCGTGTTCATCTATCAGAAACAAGAGCAACTCAGACAGCTTCATCAACTGGAAGTTCGTATACTCACCGGAACCTATCAGACATACCCCGATGCTGTGAGCGTTGCCACGTTTCCAGTGTGCGCCCTGTTGTGATGTGCGCCTGCCCCGTTCCAGCATACCGTCAAAGAGTTGGTTATACGGCATGTCAGGGGCCAGCACGCCGTTGCATATGATCCAATGGTATCCAACTTCATCCCAGCCCCGGTCTCTGTGCCATTCATCAATCTCGTTTGCGCAGCCCCATGTGCTTGCTGAATGGTGGACTATGATGTCTGTGATTTGTCTCATTGTATCGCTGCTTTTAATGCCGCAATATCGTCACTGATATGAGCCGTGTCAGATTGCAGCCGAGCGACATTGCTCGAAACTGTTCGTTGCTCGATTAAGATGGAATCAATACCGGCTTTGATTTCCTTTGCAGTTTCCGCTTGTGCTTTTAACTGTTCGTCGTGCCGGTCAACTTCAGATTCTACAGCGTCCAGCTTATCCGTATTCTGGTCGACGTGTTTTGTTACCTCGTTGGTCTGGTATTCTACAGCGTTAAACTTTGAACCGATGCTGAGCGCAGTGCCTAGAATAGCTAACGCCGCCACTACGCCTGCCATAGTTATCTTGTATCCCCTAGCCTTTGATGAACCCATCTCTTATCCTTTCTTGTGTACTGTCCACCAGTTGTTGTCTTTTGTTCTAACTATAGAAATCAGGAACCTTATCCTTCGTCCCGATGTTCGTGGATTGATAGTGGATGTCTACGAAATGAATGAATGGGTCCGGCACACCACCGCCCGATACGGTTATGGCGTTAGCATCCAATAATATACGCATTATAATTACCCCGTCCGGTTCTAGATCGCCTGTCTCAATCTCTAAGCCTACAGGCGTCGGATCGGAAAGTTGGACTTCACTGATTATGTGCTGGTATTGAGTCGTTGACGCGGTGCCAACAAATGTTCCGTCGGCCGATCCGTGGAACGCCGCTTGGTTATGCCCCTTCGCATAAGTAGTTTCGACTTCAAACGTGATCGTGCCCCCGGTTACAAGAGCCCCCGTGTGCGACCAATGAATGTGTAGAAAGACATCCGTGCCCGCAACGTAGTCGTGTGGGATGTGAAACTTAAAATACTCTTCGTCGCCTGCGGCAAACTGAAACTCTCTTAATGTGTCTTGATAGACCGCAAACGTCGGTTTGCTTGCCCCCGTGTTCCGCGCAAACACGTCTCCTAATAGGTCGCGCCACCCAAACGTCGGCGTTGTGGTATCAACTTTTATTCCTTTGCCGGAGGTCTTAGAAAGAATCAGGGTGTCTTCTATGGTAGCGATTCCGTTAACATCTAGTAGAGTTCTCGGGTCCGCAGTAAGTATGCCTACGTTGCCGCCAGGCAGGATAGTTACCTTTGTTGACCTAGCTCCTGCACTAACTGTTTGCAGTTCAAGTTTGCCGCTATCATCGGCCCCTTCCCGTGTCGCCGATATACTAGCAATTACGTTTTCGGTGGCTGCGTCATCTTGTATGTAAAAGAATAAACCAGTTCCAAAGTCATCGCCCATGTTCCCAGTGTGCGTAGACCTTATTTTCCCAGAAGCCCATATAGCATTTGTATTAGCCCCGGTTCTTTCAAACATTGGGATGTCGGCAAAAGTTCCCTCTGCAACGTGTAGTCTGGTCTCTGGAATCGCTATGCCTACTCCTAAATTCCCGGTGATGCTAACATCCCCGCCAAGCGTAAACGCGCCCGCAGTCGTTACGGTCAACACGGCGTTTGCAAGGTCGTGGTCTGTGGACAGCACGAACGGATCGCCTGCGACGGAGTTGTCGATTCCCATTCGCCAGCGCACGTTTGGGATAGATAACCAAAAATCAAACGTTGCGTCACCCGCACCAGAATGCTGAGCGACAAAACAAGAACCATTAACCAAATCCGGCAACGTGGCACTACCTATCCACCCGCGGACAGCAGATACATCAGCTTCATCGCTTATAAAACCCGTAACGCCGTACCCGTCCAAATTAGATATGCCAATAACGCCGGACTTTCCAGCGACAAGACCGTTAGTTATGCCAGCAACCCCGTTGTTTGTAGACGAAGTCCCAACAATAGCATCGGCACTAGAAGACTCGGCTTGTATCGCTATATGGGACGTATCACCGGAACCGAAGCTGCCTATTACCTTATCACCACCGCTTGTTTTTATTCCTATTGTTGCAATCTCTTCTATAGTGGTGTCGCCACGGTCCCCATAGAAATGCAGTTCGCCGTCACTCGACATGATCTCAATGTGTTTCGTATTGGCGGGCGTGACGGGCAACCCGATGGTTGTATGCGCCGTCACAGCGTCATCCCCCCCACCGGGTATCCCCGTGAAAGTTGTCGCTGTCTTGCCGCTGAACGTGAACTCATCTATGCCAGCGGGGTCGTGTATCCGAGCTGTCCCACTGGCCGGGAAGTCGTTGGTATTTGTAACCGTAATGCTGCTATCGCCAGCCCCGATGACTGCTGTAGTCCAGCATCCCGCCGTGAACGTCGGCGGTGTTATCGGCGCGTAGGCCACTAGCGTGATGGTAGTCGCGTCAACGTCTTCGAGTTCTTCTTTCGCGCCGTTTACATTGACGCTCAGTATCTTGACATAGACTGTGTCGCCGCCCTCGAACTCTGCTTGCAACCCCGATATCACCGCGCCCGTCGTGCCGTCACTCGATGTCTCTCGCATGATATAGTCAGCGTCCGTGGGCACGCCGTCCCTATCGGTCGCAACCCATATCTCGGCGTATGCCCAAAACCGATAATCGTTTCCGGCTGGCAGGGTAAACGTGATGCGTACTATCGGATAGTAGTAGCCGGACTGAATTTCAAAGTCTTCAGTCAATGTAATGTCTTCGATGCTGGTAGGTTCAAACTGCGATACCACGTCGGGATAGTAGCCGGTTTGTTTTGTGGCTTCCCGGTCGTGATAGATGTTGCTGTCGTATGCTTCCAGACTTACACGCGGACGGCCTAACGAGTCTTGGAACTTTTCGCGTACTAAGAACCGTTTCAAAGTCCACCCCGGCGTTACGTGTGACACAGCCACGACGTCAAACACTTCCAGCTTGGCCGCCGACGTGAACCCGGTGAACTCTGTCAGGTAATCCATCACCCGGCCCTTATCAAATATGAATTGAGCTCGACGTCGGGCAACTTCCGGTCGCGTAATATACCATAGATTCCGTTCATCCAGAATTTCGCCGTGTCTATCTATCAGGTCTTCGTCCCGAATCTCAACGCTATCTTTTTTCCAGTCGCGTTCGCCATTGATATAGTGGACCCGCACAATGTTGGGCGTCGTCTGTTGGGCGAACCCAAACGTACCCCGGACGATATTGTCTAGCGTGAACGTGTAACAGGCGACAAGTTCATAGGCATCCGTTACCACTATGTCGGCAGTGAACGCGCCTACAGCGCACGTTATGAGGCCCGACGCGCCGACATACTCAAGTATCTCTGCCTGTTCATTGGCGTTGTTACCGGACGTCCACTTGAGCACATAGCCGATGAAATGGTTGTCGGAATGAACACCGGCCAAAGCACCGTCCGTGAACTCGTATTTCTCTTTCCCGACCGTGACAGCCGTAGCCGTGCCGGTCCCGTAGTTCAAGTCCCTTTCCCATACGGGTTTGATCTTGCCCTGACTCCATATGGTACGACCGTTAAACGATTCCCATAACAGCTTTTTCATATCGTTCAATGACGATCTGACATCGAACACATAGTCGAACTGGTATCGAGCTTCAGTCCCGTCCGTCGGCACGGTGTCACAATAGGTTTCTAACACCTGGAATTCAGCGGTGTCAATCTCGGCGTCTGACTTCCCTTCGAGTTCGCTTATGATGTAACGCAAGATCACCGCAGGGGTGTTGGTAAACGCATCGACCGAAAGGGCCGCCAACGTAGGAATCTTTTTCCCCTTGATCTGGAATACGAACGTGGGGTCGCCGCCCATCTGTGGCGTGGCCTTTACCCGCGCCGCAACATACGCTATGCCCCGGTATGATTCCGCCTGCTCTGTCGTTGCATCGAAACGGAAGTCCGCCTGTTGATATTTTGTCCCAAGATATTCTATTTTAGTATGGGCGTCATTCGTTGCATTGCCTTTCAGGTCTTCCCACAAAATATCGTTGACCCATGTCTGATCGAAACTTTCGATTTCGCCTTGGCATACCGTGAGATCGAACACGCGCTTGGTCTTGCCCGGTTCGCTCATACGGACCTTGTTTGCGCCGAGACGAACGCTGCCGACCGCTAACGGTATCGGCGTTTCGTTTGACGTTGTGTCTCGGATCGTGTCACCGAAATATGTATTACCGTCTTGTAGGTCTTGTTCTTGTGATTTCCTCAACAGGTATAATAGCGGCGACGTTATGAGCAGAATGGTGTCGTTCGCAAACGTATACAAGAGTTGGGCTGTGATCACTATGCCGGCAACGATAAGCGTCGGCACTGCCATATATACATCGGGCGGCTCTGACTCTTTCTCTGCGCCCGGCACAAACAGTATGAACCACAGAACGAGCGCGGCTACAAGTATGCGCAACAGCTTCATATCTGTTTTTCCATCGTTACCATGTGGCTGTCGACAAACCCAAATTTTGCGAACAATAGACCGGGGTGCTTGGTGTGAATCATTATACTGTTCGCGCCCAACTCTTTCGCCCACGTCTCGACCTCTACCAAGACTTTCCGTTGCGCCGATGTTGGAGCTGTTGAATGTGCGTATATAATAGAGATGCCTTGCGACAACGGCGGGTAGATAGTATTGAGCGCAACCAGATAACCTCGCAATCTGTTGGCGTTATCCCACACACCCCATGCTACTACTGAATTCGGCACAGTCAGCCCGCTCATTAAAAGCTGAATCATTTCGTCTCGGGACATACTGGTTGTGAGTTCGTCAAAGTTATCCTTATACCTCGATACCATGACGACATCCGGCGGCGTAGCCACCCGGCGCACTTCGTATGTCCTCTTAACCTTTTTGGGTTTCTGCTCTTTTTTCTTTTTAGATCCCAACAAGGGGCATGTCTCCCTCTCGACCGATGTGTATAAATCCGCCGAAGTTTTCTGTATTGTCCGCAACCGGCCCGTATGGCACAACGTTCCGCGTCATTGAACAGTCGTCAATAAAGACCGTGCCATTCAATGCCACGCCTTCGATAGCAAACTTAATAATCTTTAGAACCTTTGCTCCGTCCGTTTCGATAGCTGAAATCGTCGCCGTCTGCCAACTGCCTTTTGTCGCAACGTTGAATGAGTCGGAGCCTAACAGTTCCCACGCCCGCGAACTCCCATCGTACATGACGTATATTTTTAATGTGATGCTCGTGACGGTAGCCGCATTGTCGATGTTGATAGATGCCGTGGCGGTGAGCGCGTCCCGTTCTTCGTAGCCTGATAACACCGTTTGTCCCAGTTCAAAATCTTGCGCCGCGCCCGCCGTTATGTTCAAGCCTACGGCCCCGCCTTGTTTTGCGGCGGCCTCAACCGTATACGTTAGGTTGTCGCGGGTGATCGTATTGTCAGTGGCAACGAATTCAACATCATATGGGGCGTCTCGTGTGCTGGACCCAGTAGCCCGCAACCCCATAAAATCTGGAAAGGCAACTGTTGTAAATTTCCCTTTTCCTGCTTGCGCATCGAAGTCTGAAACATCTCTCGACAGTCGAAAGTTTGTGCTGTTCGGACTTGTGAACCTGAGTTCTCTACCGTTAAACTCATCGTCTACATATCCGTTGCCAGTAGTCTTCGTAGTGTCAGACCCGATTGTTTTGCTGATTTCACTTTCAAGCGAATCAATAAGACCGTTGACATACGACCATACACGTAAGTCGGCAGCCTCAAACCCTTCGTTTGCCATAAGCTCGTCAACGTCCCGGGCCTGACATGCCACCCATGATTTATCACATCCCGCTATTACAGAATAGCTGTCGCCGCTGGTAGGCGTAAACGAATACGGCAGGTCTACCGTGAACGTGCTTGTGCTGTTCACAAAAGTCACGACCGTCCGCGTCTCCGTAACCGCGCCATTCGTAATAGTCAGTTTCCCAAAGTTCCAGAAATCGTCTGCTTCCGACCGGGTGTTGTCAATGGCCGTGACATCATCTGAGCTTGTCGCGCTCAACGTATCAGATTGTTTTAACGGAGCCCGTTCTAGATCGGCGTTGCTGATTATAAACGTGTCGCCTGCCTCGATGTCTGCGGTGAACGCGTCGCCAGCGTCCACGGCAAAGAACGCATCGCCGCCGAACGCGTTATGATGTGGCACGAACGAACTTATCTGCGCAAACTCTCCGGCATTGTTGCCGGTCTTCCATTGTATTCTATAGCCCACGAACACCGCGCCGATTACAAACAGATCGCCCGTCCCCGGCGGGCCCACAAATCCTACCGTAAACGTAAACCGCCCGTTCGTTGAATCAAAGTCGTCGATGTTTTCAAACAAGCCTTCATTGTCAACGCCTGATATCCACGTCAACTGCCTACCATTCCACGCATCATTCTCATGTCCAATAAAATCGTCGGCATCAAATATCTTTGTACTTGTCCCATCTGTGACCGTGCCGCTATACGCGCCAATATCTGTGGCTTCAGAACCAACAACGAACTCAAACTTCTCATTTCCGATTGACCCTTGCCCGCTCACCTCGCCCTCTAATTCACGAGCGCAATCCCCTGCGCCAAATGTATGCGGACATAACCGTTGATAAATTCTATGTGGGTATCTGCGGGTCAACGATGCGCCAGCGGTAGCGGTCAGTTCCATCAACGTGTTAGTAAACCGGGGGGCTTCCATCTTGCCGCGAAACACCTCTTCAAAATTCGCCCCGGCTCCAAGCGCGTCCCGGTACACTTTATATATGAACATCGTGCGGCCCGCAAATACATAGCTTGCGGCGAACGCGCTTAACGTTGCGCCTACATTGTCCATGCGAACAGAGACGCGTCCTATCTGTCCTTCAGACGTCTGTAGCACGTCGCCATATTCAAACGCTTTCGCGGTGTATGTGTCGCCGTCAAACGTGACGTTTGTTTTGCTGGCCGCGTACCGCAATGTCAGCCCGTCGAGTTCAAACGTAATGAGATTAACGGGACGCATCTGACTAGCGAACATCTCATCGAGAACAGCCTGTTCAAGTTCCTTCATTACACCACCAACTCCAACGTTATCACAAGCCGGAACTTATAATGATCTAGCGGCGTCTCGTTATACCCGCCTTCGATCTTATATCGCACCGTCTGATTAGCTCCGGCTTCAACATACGCGGGTACGGTAGTCCAGGAGAACGGAAAGTATCCGCCGCTTTGATCTCTGAAATGCGCAAGGATAGCATTCCTGTCTGCGAGCGATGCGTTCTTAAACAAAAGCTGCCACCGCATATTCTCATCGACGTCGATAAGCGCGGTTACTTTCTTAAACGATTCCGCTTCTGTAACGACGACAGGGAACTCGGGTTCGTCCGTCTTAACCTTATTAGGCGTCCATGTAAATGCGTCGCCGGCTGCCATGTCTTATAACCTCCGCGCTGATTTTACTGCGCCTCGCGGTGCGCCGTCGTTTTCTAGCCCTTCGTTAAACGTTCTTTGAGCAATGATTTTCAGCCGTTCGTCTAAAATGCGCTGGTCTTGAAAAACGGAGTGTGAAAAATCATAATAGTTTGTCTGCCCACCCATGCCGCCGCCCTTGAACTGGACGGGGACGCTACCGCTAGCCGCTAACGGTATGATAGCTTCTCCGAACCTCGTGTCCCCTACAATAGCGTTCGTTGGCGACGTTGCTATTCCGCCGGATGCAAACGGTGTAACCCCGAACCCAAATCCGCCCGGGCCGCCAAGCCCTGCGCCTTGTCCAGCCCCCATCGTTACGGGCACGGTGGGAGCTGCGGACGCTGCGCCAAACCCGCCAAGCGCGCCGCCTATGCCACCGATAGCTCTAAGCACAAGCTGTTGAGTTGCCACCTGTACCATAATGTCGAGTACCCGTTCACCAAGGCGCGCGAACGCTTGCCGGGCGTTCTCTGTCCCTTTAAGAATCGTTGCAAACGTGTCAGAAAATGCAGAGGTGATACTTTTGCCGGCCCGTACACCAGCTTGTTCTAAATCCGATAGGCCCTTTTTGGCAGCTTCCGTTCCGCTATCAAATTGGCCAACCCCTCCCGCAACTCCCTTCCCGGTTATCGTTTCAAAAGCGAGCGATGCAATAGTAGGTAGGTCGCGGCGTAACTGTTGGATTCGTTCTCGCAACGCGCTTGTGGCCCCGCCGCTTTTGTCTGTAAGCTCAAGAAGTCTGTCGTTCAGTTCTTCCAACGTTCCAGTAAACGAATCATACTGTGCTAACAATCCTTCAAATCCTGCTATTTCATCGCCAAATGGTTTGCCAAGATGACGCCTTTTGAATTCTTTGTCCAATATAGCAGCGCGATTTTTCTGTATGTTCTCGCTTGTGTCGGCTCCGAAAAATGGTTTTACAAGACGTCTCTGCGCTCCAACAGCAAGTATCTGAATTCGTAGCGATTGAATTTCGACCTGGTTGAACAGGCCTGTGACAATTTCTATCCCGGCAACCAATCGATCCAGCCCAACAAGTATAGCATCAATAGCAGAAAGAAGACCGCTTGTCCAATCCTGTGCGCTCATCTGATTATCTTTCAGCGATTCCATAATAGAATCAAATGCTTTTGACGCAACAATCCCGAACGTTTTCGCCCCTATTTTGAGCGCATCCCACAGACCCGTCTCGTTAAGTACGTTGTCCTTGAACTCGTCCCACGCGTCGCCGATGTTCGACCATATACCGCGCCATGAAGTCTTCATCTTTTCCATGCCACCGGCGTATTTCTGATTCCAGATAGCAAGGATGGTGCTCTTGATAACATCGCGGTTGTTGCGGTCAATCGTCTGCGTGAACTGCGTGCCGCTTTGCTCCCACGATAGCCGCAACTTTTCGCCCTCGACCCTTGCCACAAGTCCGAAGTTCTTAAGCTGTTCATTCTCACCGACCATCGCTTTGCCGACAGCTTCGACGGCTTGGCGGATGTCTTTCCCCATACCCGCTGCCGTGTCGCCGATGACTTGCAACGCGCCGTCCGTTGGCTCAATGCCAAAGTTCCGCATCTGAATGAACGCGTCGGTTACTTCCGACAATCTGAACGGTGTATCTTTTGCGAACTCTTTAACCCAACGCAGAGACTTCTCGGCCTTCTTGGAACTGCCCTCGATTGTCTCTAGCCGGATCGCCAACTGTTCAAACATGTCGGCGGTCTTGATAAAGTCGCGCGCAACGAACACGGCCGCCAGCGTTATTGCCGCGCTTTTAAGACTGAATATCTGGCGGGTCAGCCCGCGCATAGCTCCGCCTGATATGCGGGCGAAGTTCTTTATCGTACTTTGCGCTCGCTTGAATCCGCGTTGAAACGCCGTGGTGTCCGCGCCCAACCTTACCATTAACGATGCTGTTGCCACGTCAGTCCTCGCATGTTCTATAGTCGCTGAACTTAGGCGGCGGTCCCTTGCCGCCAAAAGCGTGTGCTATCGTCCCGACCTTATACGCTATCAAAGCAGACCGCATATCGGCATGAACTTCGCCAAACGGTTCGAGATGGTTGAACGCAAACCATTCGGTCAGTTCTTTGCTGGACATCCTGCCCAACATTTCAGCATGTGTCATGCCCAGGGCAAGAGCTAGTCGGAACTCAAATCGTCGTCCTGGGCGTCGTCGAAAGCCTCAACTGCTTCCTGTTCGCTTTCGTCGAGCAGGCCTGACAACTTGCCAGCCGCTTCGTACAGAGTCTCCATAGCGTCGCTGTTCTTCTCGCCAAGAGCTTCTATATCGCCCGAACTGAATAGACGATTGCCCTCTTTGTCCACAGCGCACAACGATACCAGCAACGCGCGGAAATTGATGTCACAATCGCCGTCTCGCATTTCGCCGGTCTTTAGAGTCAGGACATCTTTGCCCTTTGCTGACAGTCCTTTCAGCCTAACCGTGCCCGCCCACTGTGGCACAAACACATCTTTGAATTCCCGGTCGTCTTGCGACAGGATGTCGTCTTTGTTCATCAACGCCATTGTTTTGTCTCCCTTGTTTTCTTTTATACTACCGTCCTTGTCATTGTCCCTGCGCTCGCGAACACTACGGTACACACGTCATGATCGCCGACGGTGCCTGATAGCGGGTTATAGCTGCTGATAACCATATCGCCTGTCCGGTACGGGTTGCTTGCGCCAACCGCGCCCGATGCCGGACTTACGATAACGGGAAACGCTGCTGCTTTTACCAACGGAGCGAGAACAGCGTCAACGCTGGCGTAGATTTGCTTGAACGTGCAGGTCAACGTCCCGACGATTAGACCCGCGTCGCTTGCCCGTGTATCAGTAGTCGATGACATACGGGTATCGTCGTGCATTTCCGGGTCTTGTGAAAGGTCGAGCGATATAAGCCACTCGCTCAAATCGTTACTATCAATATTCGCAACAAAATCACTTACAACCGACATGGTATTTTACCTCCTTAGATTGATGCTGCGTGTCCGCTAATTGCAAGCCCGACAAGCACCGTGAATGTCGGGGTGTCCGTGCCGCCTATAGTCCAGTTAGCCCTCCAGTAAGCATCGTCTGCTATCGGGCCTACTACCGGCGTCATCCATTCAGATGTGATTCCCGTCGCTTGTGCGAATGTGAATCGGGTGGCCGCCGAAGCGAACCCCGCGCCGTCATCGCTCTCGATTATCATGTCAAGCGTTGGGTTTGTGCCAGAGACGGCCGTTACGTGCATCCACGCATAAAGTGTATCCGCTGCGCTGACTAACCCCTGTTGAACGCCCGTCCCGGTATCGCTCGATGTCTTTGCGCCTGTCGCCAACGAGATACCGGCCAAGAACGGTATGTTATCAACGCCGGACGCAGACGCTTGCCACCCGCTTTCTATTCTGTTTGGGTCGCCTACCGACCCGCCGAACGGCTTCAGGTTTGCCATTGACCCGAACATGGGGAATACGCGCGCGCCTTCCGCGCCGCCAGTCGGGATAATCGAAAGCAACCTGTCGTCCACCCCTAGAACCCCCGCCAGTTCCGTTTCGATTTCACCTACGCCCGACAGCGTAAACCCTGAGAACGATAAACGCGGGACTACTAAACCGGGAGCCATTACCCGCGTATCAACCGCCGCACCGAACCGCGTGTCATCTATCATATCAACGTCGACGCCATAGTCAACGTTGTTTAGATCGCCCGTGAACTCAAACTCGTCCATCAAGATACGGGCATTCGTTATGGAGCTCATTCTGAATCACCTCCTTCATCGTCCACTTCTATCTCGTGTCGTTTTCCACACAGTTTGCATATCCTATAAACGTTCCCCATCGTACAATCTGCGGGTATTTCCTTTTCCTGCTCTGGACATATGCACTCGGGTTCATCGCAGATCATGTTTTCCAACACAGTTATCGCAGCGTCCACCGCACTGCGTATACTTTTCAACAACGCCATTAGAATTTCTTCACTCATGCCACACCTCGAAGTCAAGCGATACAGTTGCGACTTTGTTCACATCGTCATAAGGCAAATCGCCTTTGTCCTTTTTGAATATCCGTTCTACTTCCAATGTATCGCCGCCCGTGCCAAATGTGCCAGTCGCATCCTTTAGAGCGGCTTCTACGGCATCGGCCAACGTGTACGCGCCGTCAACGGTAGAAGCTAAACAATCAACTTGCACCCTCGGATGACCTTCGCCGTCATCGGAACCCATCGTGTGCAAAGGCGGATCGCTTATCCAGTGGTAGACGATTCTCGGCAACGACGAACCCTGTTTGTTTTTCCCCGGTTCTATGTTCGTCGTGAGGTCTGTCACGCCCGACGTCGTTGATAGCTTCCAATAGACTGCCTCGCCTGCATCCATTATTTATTCCACGCTTTAATCACCGCGTCTTTCATTTCAGAGACTGTCTGCCTTAACACGCCCGGTCCCTTTTCGTCTACTATTGGTCTAAAGAACGGGTGTGGCGGAGCAGGGTTCTCGCCGCCGTGTCCACGTTCTACCAAATGCGCTACCGACGATATGCGATAATCAAAACCAACGATAGCAAATATCACGCCGCCAACCGCTCGCAGCAGCTTTGCCATTACGCTCTGTCGCAGCGTGCCCGTTCCGATATGTTTATCGTAATCTTCGTTAACGCCCGTTCTGGCTTGCTGTGTTTTCCCTGCTACGTCTCTCGGGGTAACGGCTCTCACGTCATCACGCAATCCGTTCGCATTTCGCAAAAGTATCTTGCCAGTTTGCACAGGGCCGATAGCTTTGATGGTCTGCTTAACCTTGCGGTCAAACGCCCTTTGGCCCGTAATCTTAAACGATATAAGTTCTGCCACGTTAACCTCTAATCATCATCATCTGTATGTTCTCTGCAATCCAAGAACAGTTCGTGATCCCGCACGCGCGGGTTGTTTCTGATACCTTCAATATAGAATGTCCTTGAGCCGAACACTATCCGCATATCCGTCTTGACATCCGACCGATACCGAATATCTATTTGATGCGTTGTGCTCGACTGTATCTGTTGGGACTCAAATCGTTCGCTCGTATCCAGTGGCCTTATCCGCGCCCACACTCTGCCAGACGTGTAGGCCGTGGCGTCGGCCCACGCGCTGCCTATACTCGTACCGCTTGCTTCCCATGCGCCTGTATAGTCCGTGCCGGTAATCGGCTTGTTAGCCGCCGTGACAGACGTATGATCTGCGATACACACGTAGTCGTTCGTATCCGTGCCGACAACATAATCGGCCAGCTCTTTCCATGTCTCGACCTCTTCGCCTCGGCTATTCTTGGCCGTTGTCGAAGTCTCGATAGTTACCAGCTTGTCAAGTCGGCCCGCTCTCATAGCGTAATCCACCCATCAACAGTTATCAGTCTCTTCAATGTCGGCAATGCCGAGACTATCGTGCCTGTGACCTGTGGTTCCCTGTTTTCATACATTTCGCCCACAAGGAACTGAATTGCCTGTCTAAAGCGTTCCGGCACATTTGTGGTGCTATCACCATACCCGGACACAAAACGCACGACCACAGGCGACATGGGCCGCAAGGTTGCCGTGGGCCACGACTTAGTATATCCCAACACCACCCGGCCCGGATCTCTGTCGTCGTCGACATCATAGTTGCTGGCGTTGAACGTGTTCTCCGTATCGTCCGATTCCGTATATTTCACCGATGTCACGGACTGCAATGGAGGGCGCGGCAACTCTATGAAATCATCACATACCGGGAACCTGTCCAGATACATATCCCACGTCTGCGTTATGAATGACCGGCCAGAAACCATCTCAACCCATTCTCGGGCCGATGTTATGATAATGCCAATATAGGTGTCATCCGTGGCGGCCGTTACCCGTAGATGCGTTTTCGCCTGAACAACCGTCACCGGCTCAATAGCGGGTGGCGTTACCAGTCCTGGTACGCCGCTCGTAGCCGCCGCCGGAGTTCCTATAGTTCCGCCACCCATTATGCAACTACCTCCGTGTCGGGATTCGTGAAGTTAAATCCCGACTTCTGCGACCAGAAATAGTATGTGCCAGCGTCTAAGAAAAACGTTACTCGACCATTAGCATCTGTTGTCAGCGTCCCGGCTATCACGTTCGACCCCGCAAGGTCTGTGCTAACCCATACCCCAACGCCCGGTATCGGGTCTGAACCATCGGTGACGTCATACGTCCAAGTGACCGCGCCCGAGCCCGCCGACGTCGGGGTTATTGCTGTATGCGTGTTCAACTGACTGCCGTCTATCTGCGTAGCGTCATCGGTAATAGCGTCAAGCACTTGGTTTTGAGAATATCTAGCGGCCTGTGAAATTGTGCCGCCACCTGCAACAAACCCGCCTACAACGTTATCCGTCAAAGGCGCGATGTTTCCCCGAACAGCAATCACCGGGGAATTAGCAGGATTGCAATTAGCATTTAGAATCAACTGGCCTCTTCCCTCAAGAGACAGAGTATCCGCTCCCGTATTCCCCATGTTCTGAATCTCGATGCCTCCAGAAAAATCCCTCATGTTTACATTTGACACAGCCAAAGCCGCGCCATAATCTAATCCCGGAGCCCCTGTCCCGGCAACAGCGGAAAAACACTGGTGCATATAATAGTCACCTGTCTGCGCTAAAGTTATCGTCCCGGAGATGTATGATCTCGTAAAGACGAATTGACCCAACGTGCTGGAACCAAAGAAGCAATCAAAAAACTGTACGTGATTAGCATTAGACCCGTCATCGTTTCCTGTAATCATCGCCCCGAGAAAGACCGAATTATTGAGACTCTGACCACCTAGAGCAATAATGGCATGGCACGCATCAAAGACATAATCATCATAGGCTTGTGCTAAAGTTATAGATGAGCCTGGAAAAAGGTGAAACTTCTTTAGCTTCAAAGCCACAGCGATTGTTGTGGCGGCGGCGATGGTGCTAACAGGGTTATCCCTCGTCCCATCAACATATGAAACCGTATTAGTGTTAGCCAAGCTTGTATCTATCGAGACCGCGCCACCCACGTACCCAACGTTCACGGTAGCGTCCAGCCTATCGCTACCGGCTATCAACGAATCATAGACGTTTGCTGTCAGCACCACGAACCATTCCCACACTGGCGTCGCACCGGCCTCTTGTATTGTTAGTTTCAGAAGCCCGAGTGCCCCGGTGTCTGTGGCGTCAAGGTTGACATCATATTCGCCGTTTTCATCGTGACTAGAGGCGGACGCTTCGGTTTTCTGTGCATAGGCTCCGCCATTCTTTGAAAGACGCACATCGGCTCGTAAAATTGTAAGCAGGGTTTCCGGCGTTACCCCGTCTGTGCTGTCGAGAAACGGACCAATTTTGACAGTAACAGCGGTACTTTGTTTCAAAGGCATTGTCATGCTGTACGCCTCCGTCTGTATGAGTGCATGAATAAGGGTATGCCGCCTGCCGGGGCCGCCGCTGTCAGATATTCAAAGATGTTCTGCGCCCGGAACATTGCGTATGGATCGCGGTTTAGTTGGGATTGTTCTTGCTGTGACAATGCCCGATTATAAAGCAACACATGGTCTATCACGCCCTCCCAATGATTTGTTGTCCACGCCCCAATAGCATCCCTATTTCGGTCCGTGTTGTCTAATACAGCACACGCGGCATTATCTAATATTATTCTGCCGTTGAGATACATATTGCAAACCGTTCCTCCTTGCGTTATCACTAGATAGTTCCAGCCAGAATTTTGCGTCCAAGAGCCAGCCTCACCGCCCTCGTCGGATACGTTCGGGAAGTATTCTATTACGGTATTGGTTACTCGTATCAGAATGTCCATAATAGAAAATAGGTATTGTGTGCCTGTTCCTATCCGCTTGAACATAAATATATATGTTGCATCACTTCCAAGCGATATATAATCAATGTCTACAAAATCATTCGTACCATCAAGGTTTATCGCGTATCCCGAAAGCCCAACCCCCCACGAGGCATCATCTTGAAGCACCCCCGCATTGCTTCGCCCAGACAAGTCGGCAACATTTTCACCGCTACCCTCATTCATTAGCCAAGCCCCAACCAATCCACGGGCAAGAGGATGCCCTCGTTGTAACTGTGCGCCGATCTGTGGTTTGAAAGCTGCCATTAGATCGCTGTGACCTCGCTTATGTCTGCGTCAATTACAACGTCTTGATCTGTGTTAGAACCTGCTATTAGACGCAAGTATTGGGTGGCTATGGAAATGGGGACCATGCCGGATGACGTCACTACATTATTGCCTAAATTTGCGACCAGTACGCTCACCTCATACCATTTTGTGTTGTCTTCACTGACTTCAATCGTAACCTGCGCCGGTATCGTCGGACCTGTGCCACCGTTCGTGATTTTGAAGTTGAGCGTTCCGCCGTATCCATCTGTCAGATCGACAGCCGAACTTGTATTGTCGCCAGCGCCAGCGGTCAAGGTTACGGCGTTAAATATCTGTGTTAATGCTTTTGTCGCTGCCATGATTAACCGCCTTCCGCCGCGTTCGCCGCATTCTGTAGGTTGGCTGTCAGGGCCACCTCACTGGTGCTCTTGGCAAGATAAAAATCGCGTGCCACTTGCGCTTCTGCAATGAACACGTCTCTTTTAGCGGGCGTCAACTTGACCCTGTCTGAATAAACGAACTCGTCAGGTCCGCCCAAATCCCACGTCAACGTAGCAGACCCGACATCGTCTTGATCGGCGTCTCGGTTGACTGTTGCTGTCCATGCCATATCATGCCTCCGTCTGTCTGCCGAACCTGTGTTCTGGCACCTCTGTCACAGCGCGTTCTATCGGCGGCTTTGGCACATACCCTTTGCCGCCGCATGTGTTGCACGGACCGAACGTGTCAGGGCGGTGTGATAGGTTCCGTCCCGCCCTGGCACATTCGACGCATCTGATACGTTCCGGCATTACTTTCTGCCCTTGCCCTGTTTCTTGGGCTTCGGAGTGGCAG